GAAATGCAACAGATCACAAGGGCAACTCGCTTGGCAAACATGAGATAAAAACATTAAGGCTAAAAACAATAAATGAATAAAATAACATTTCATTCAAATAGACTTTACAATATTGTAAAAGAAACATTTAGGCCTATATCAGCAAAACAGTCTGTGCCAAAATGGTTTTCTTCAGCAGATAGATATGAAAAAAATATTAATACAAATGAATATTATATAGGAGAACATGGGGACAAGCTGCCATCTTTTAAAAATTGCCCAGCCCTATTAGATATTTTTACTTCAGGATATTTATATGTTACTCCATGCGATATTATTTTTTATAAAGAAGGTGGTTTGACAAAAGTAAAAACAGAACAAGGGTTTGAAGATTTTTGTGGAGCCAGACCAGAATCTCCAAATTTATTAGTACCATATGGTTACAGTGCAAATCATTTTCATTGGTATCCAAATTGGGCACCGAGCCTTCCAGAAGGATATAGTGCTATATACACAAGCCCGATAAATAGATTTGATTTACCATTTATTACTACTGCTGGTATAATAGATAATGACAGAATGGATACTCCAGGATTAATGCCATTCTTTTTAAGGGATAACTTCGAAGGAACAATTCCAGCTGGAACTCCATATATTCAAATAATACCCTTCAAAAGAGAAGATTGGGAAATGGAATTTAAATTTTACGAGTATAACGAAATAGTAGAAAGACATAATGCTCAAGCAGAAAAATTTAGAGTTAAAGATGGTGGAGCGTACAAAAAACATGTATGGTCTAAAAAAAGATATAATTAAAGGTGGGTAAATGCAAAATTTAAACAATGAAGTAGGAGAAAGAGTTAGATTTTCAAGAAAATCTATCACTCCGTCGGGATATTTTGGAAACTCAAAAGATAATATTGTAGAGCTAGAAAATTTTATTACAGAAGAAGAACAAAAATATCTGCTTAATTTTGCAAAAAATAATAAATATTGGGATATTACAGAGTCTCAATACAATGAAAATGGCACAATAATATACGACCATAGAGTCTGGGAAAATCGAGTAGCCACCTTGCACACCCTTGAAAAATCAGATCCCAAAGTTATTGAAATATTAAACGAAGTAATAAAAAGAATGAAGCCTATAATTGAAGATTCTTTTAATGTTGAGGTTTCTCCAACTTATCCTGCAATTGTTAGATGGCCAGTTGGAGCAATGCAATTTCCACATGCGGATAAAGAATTGCATGAAGGCCCAGATGCTGGAACGGAAAATGAGTTTCCTTGGTATGACATAGGAACAGTGTTTTATTTAAATGAAGATTATATTGGAGGAGAATTATATTTTCCAAAACAAAATATTACTTTTAAAACAAAAGCTCGTGGAGCATATTTTTTCCCAGGAGACATGAACTATATTCATGGAGTAAATGTAGTAACAGAAGGAACAAGATACACGTGCCCCTTCTTTTGGACCATTACTAGCTTAGAAAGAAATAAAAATGAGTAACATAACACAATATAAAGAAGACACATTTGTCGTAGAAAACTTTTTATCAGAAGATGAATGTAAAAAAATAATTGATTACTTAGAATTTTTATCATCTTCAAATAAATTAAAGTGGAATCAAATTTCTTTTTATGAGTCATATGCCATGGGATTTTGGCAGATAGACCCAGATCTTTTAAAATTTGATTTGCCCCAAGATTATTTTTCAAAACTTAAGAAAAAAATAAAAGAAGCTTGTGAATCTGTTTTGGGAAAAGAATTATCAGAAATAAGCTACCATGCACAAAAATGGACAGAAGGAGCGTTTGCTAGCTTTCATTCAGACAATACAGATGAACACGGAAAACCTACTGCATTTATAAGAAGTAGGTATGCAGCCTTTTTATATTTAAATGAAGACTTTGAAGGCGGAAAATTAAATTGGAAAAATTATGATATAACTGTTACGCCAAAGCTTGGAATGATTGCAATATTTGATGGCGGCTTTGGTAATGAACATGAGGTCACAACAGTTAAATCAGGGACAAGATATACAATAGGATCATTTTGGGATAATGCAGATTCTGTATATACACCAGAACAGGAGCAATCATGGGCTGATGAATTAAAAATTGTAAGAGCAGACCAAGAAGAAATGTATAAAGAGTGGAAAAGTGATAAAGAAAAGGGAATAATACCTATTTACAAAGGAAAAGGTGAAGAGTAAATGGAATTTAATATGACTTACAAAGAGCTGTATCCGTTAGTAGATGTTTATAATGGCTTACTTCCAGATGTAGATGAACTATATGAAATTATGCAAGAATCTGAAAAAACAGCAGAAGGCAAATACTATCTTAGAAGTTGGGACCAGTGGTCGGTCTTTGGTACTTACGCACAACAGAAGCATGAAGACTCAGAGCCAAGAGAGTTTGGAGAAAAATACGATAAAGAAAAATATTTATCGGACAGAGTTTACGAAGCATATAACTTAGCAATTAATGATTACCTTGAAAGACACAATATCACATTGCCGCCTGGCGCAGAATTAATGTCATCTTCATTTTCGAAATATAAAGATGATGTTGATTTAATGGATAACAATATGGCTATGCAATATCACACTGATTTTATTATTTCAGAGCGAGAGATGCCTGGCCGAAAATTTTTCCTTACGTGTACAACATATATAAACGATGATTACGAAGGTGGAGACATAGAATTTTATATTGGTGGTAAACTTTATAATCACAAGCCAAAGGCTGGAGATATATTGGTATTCCCATCAACTGAACCATATTGGCATGGCGTTAAAACAATTAGATCAGGAAGTAAATATTTTATTAGAAACTTTATAACATTTTCCTACGAAGGTTCAGAAGAATGGCTAAAGATGCAAAGATATTATGGCGCAGTAAAATGGGCTGAAATGGAAAAAGCACGATTAGAAAAACAAAATCCATACGCAATGATGTATCTTATAAACGGAAGTCCAGTGACATTTGATGAATATCAAAATAGACAAAGATAACATAGTTTATTATACAGGTCTATTAAAAGATCCAAAAGATTTTATAGATACCATAGAACGACTAGACAAAGAATGTTTAGAAAACTCACCAATTTCAAAATGGAAAATTTGGACTGCAAGTAATGTCGATAAAATTTTTGGATCAGTTAAAAGTGCATCATTTAGTAATACTGCTAGCAGAAATATAAAAGATAGCGAAGAAATATTAATATCTTTAAAAATAAAAAGTATTGTTGAAGAGTGTGCAAAAGACTATAAAGAAAAAACTGGTATTAACCCAGACTTCTTACCAGATTATTACACTATCAATAAGTATCTTCCTGGTGTCTATATGGGGCCACACGTAGATTATGAAGGAGAAGGAAGAACAACCCTTATCCCTTCAGTATCTATGGTTTTTTACCTTAATGATAATTACGAAGGTGGCAGTGTAGATTTCCCAGAACAAGGAATTTCTATCAAACCTGAGGCTGGAAGCCTAATAATTTTCCCATCAAGCAAGCCATACTATCATGATCCAAAACCAGTGACTTCTGGAACTAAGTATATGATACCCTTGTTTTGGTTTAACAATAAGGTATAATAAATATATGTCTTATCAGTTACAGGTTATAAAAGATAACCCGATTGCCTTTTGGCCATTGGATGAGTCTTCTGGCACCGCAGCCCTTGATATATCTGGCTCTGGTAATATTGGAACTTACTATGGATCTTTGACCACAGACATTTTACCATTAGTATCTGGCGGAGTTTCTGGATCTTTAATTAATACTTTAAATTATATTAGCCTTCCAATTATATATGATTATAATGGAGACACGGCATTAGGTGGACTAGCAACTAAATATTTTTCAGATAATGATTTTACGTTAGAATGCTGGATTTATCCAAAAATTACATCAGCCTCTTTGACACCAATTTTCGCAGATGACACAAGCAAAGTTGGAATCTATTATGAAGAAGGAAACATTACATTTAAAGTAGAAAACAAAAGGCTTGATTTTAGACTACCTTCTGTAGATCAGTCAGCTCACATCTGTGCAACTTACACTCCTACATCAATGAGCTTATTTGTAAATGGAGAAAGAGCTGGATCAATTTTTTATGATAAGTATAATTTTATATCATCAACTTTTTCTCCTAAAATAGGGCCCACAGCAAACATAACAGACTCTTTTATAGTAGATGCACCAGCGGTATATAGATATGCTCTGCCTCAAGAAAAAATTAAATCACATTTTAATTTATTTAATGGAGTTAGCCCTATACAGATTGTTGGTCCAGATGGCGGAATATTATTTAGCTTATCTGATAAATCTATTAAAAAAACATTTTCATATTCTTATCCATACAATAAAAAATGGAATCAGGTTAAGGCTGATGGATTATATTATCAAGATACAGAGGATTATATAACAGTTAATACTGATTTAAATGAAGTAGTTATATATGATATGTTTTCAATACCAAGCTCGATATCTTTAATGTCTTCAAAAGTTGAATGGAGCGGAACTAAAGGTGTATCTATATCGGTTAGCACAGATGGAATAACTTATACAGAATGCACTAATGGATATGCAATTCCTGGATATGTATATGGTAATAGTTCTTTTTCTTCAGAAAAAATTGTATATATAAAAATAACCTTAGACAGTTCAGATTTATCAAAATTTTTCCCAAAGCTATATTCACTTTCTTTTAATTTTTATTCAAACAAGATTTTGTTTGCAGACAATCATGGCGAAGACATAGAGCCAGAAGATTCAAATTTTTCTTTATGGGACTACGACTTGTCATCAGAGGATTATCCAATTCTTTTAAGAAATAAGAATAATGGAATTAGGCCATATGGATCTGGATTTCCAGTTAATACATTAATGAATGTTCGGACAATAGAGATGTTTTTTACACCCATAGCCCTTTCTGCAAATTATTTATTCTACAACAGCTCGGCACAGTATTCATGGAACGCATCAGGTGTGGTTTCAAAAACTGGTGTATCTGCAATATATGTAAATGGGGTAGACAGAACATCTGCTACTAATGTAAATTCCTTTATGAGCCCAGATGAAATATATCATATTGTTATTGTTTTATCGGCATCGGCAACTAGCCAAATATGGTTCAATGTTAAAGTAACTGGAGGAACATGGTCAAATTCTGGACCAAGGAACCTATATAAAAATATAGCGATTTATCCAACGGCATTTACTTCAAATTTAGCCTTATCTCATTATGAATTATATACTGAAAGGCCAGCCACTCTACTAGAGGATACGTCCTTATCGATAACAGAAAATGCCTACCAGGTGCATGATTATGACTGGATTGTGGTCAAAAACGTTTAATTTTGTACAGTAGTGTGACAAAAAGCTGGACTTATGTTTCAAAGAATGGTAAAATAAAATACTATGGATATTAAAACAATAAATACAAAGATGCTTGAAGAAGAAACGACTCTTGGCATATATGTTTGGGAGATGCCAGATGGACGATGGATTGGTGACGACGACGGAAACTTCCTTTCTATTACCTCAAAAAAAGGAAACAGATCCAGAATGGATGCTCTTGCTAGAGAAGTTCGCTCATATGGTATTCATGAGGGTAAGCCCAAATTCTTATCAGGGCGTAGAAAAATTGACGACGAAGAGTTTGAATATCAAAAGAAACGACTTGACTGGGGACTAGTACCAGACCCACTGGATATCGGTAATCATAAAGATGAAATGAAAAAGCTTAGGGGACTAAAGTAAATGGAATTTATAAATGATGAAGCATCTAATAATGATATTAACATATCCAATGCAATGGACTGGGCTCTTTTAAATAAAGAAGTTGTAACAAACAATGACCCGTTTGCAATAGATATAGACGGATTAAAAAAAGTAGGCGGGCTCAGCACATCATTTAAAAGAAAAATGAGTAGAGAGTTTACAAAAAGATTTACTGGCCAAAGCGGAACTGGAACACAGCAAAATCTTTTAGCTCAAGCAATTACTGGTTATGCAATGTTTGATTTAATCGAGCCTCCATATAACCTAGATTATCTATCAAGAGTTTATGAAATTTCAACATATAACTATTCTGCTGTAAATGCAAAAGTTGCCAACATAGTTGGCCTAGGATACGACTTTGTAGAAACAAGAAAAACAAATGAGGCGTTTGATTCGATAACTGATGACAAGCAGTTAGAGCGAGCCCGTAAGAAGCTAAATAAATTAAGACAAGATTTAAATGTATGGTTAGACGAAACAAATGAAGAAGAGCTATTTATTGAAACTCTTAAAAAAGCTTATACGGATTATGAAGTAACTGGAAACGGATACATTGAAATTGGAAGAACAACCAGTGGAAACATAGGTTACATTGGACACATTCCAGCAAAGACAATGAGAGTTCGCAGGCTTCGTGATGGATTTGTTCAGCTGCTTTACGGAAAGGCTGTTTACTTTAGAAACTTCGGGGACAAAGAAACAGAGAATCCAATTGCAGGAGTAGAAGATAGACCAAATGAAGTTATTCATTTAAAGAAGTATACCCCAACAAATAATTATTATGGCATACCAGATATCGTAGCAGCAACAAATGCATTGGCTGGTAATGAATTTGCAGCTAAATACAATTTAGATTATTTTGAAAATAAAGCTGTGCCAAGATATATTATTACAGTAAAAGGCGCAAAACTTTCTCCAGAAGCAGAAAGAAAATTGCTTGAATTTTTCCAGGTTGGATTAAAGGGTAAAAATCATAGATCCCTTTATGTGCCACTTCCAGCAGATACTCCAGATTCAAAAGTTGAATTTAAAATGGAGCCTATTGAGGCAAGCACTCAAGAATCATCATTTAATAAATACCGCCAAGCAAATAGAGATGAAATTTTGCTTGCCCATCGTGTTCCAATTAATAAATTAGGAACTCCTGAAGGTGTCAATTTAGCAGTTGCTCGTGATGCAGATAAAACATTTAGAGAGCAAGTGTGCGCCCCAGCCCAAATGGTTCTAGAAAAAATATTAAATAAAATAATTGAAGAAAAGACAGATGCTTTATTAATTAAATTTAATCAGCTTACGCTTACCGATGAAGACACACAATCTAAAATTGATGAGCGTTATTTAAGGATGAAAGTAATTACACCTAATGAAGTAAGAATTAGAAAAGGCATGGTTCCAGTTGATGGTGGGGATGAAATGGTAGATTTAAAGGCTCAGGATGCAGCTGAAATTACCGCTCAGGCTACAAACAGCAGACAAAGAACCCAAAATAGAAGTGCGGTTTCTCCAGATAAATCTGGTGAAGGAAGAAATGCAAAGGGCGACGGCAGACAAGTCGACTAAGTCCACTCAACCACTATTTGCCTTTTTATGCGTACAAGTATAAAATTAAGCATATGAATATTGAAAAGTCACATTGGTCTTCCAATGGTGAGAACATACAGTTATCGGTTCCTTTTACAAAGGTAAACCGTGAAAAGCGAACAGTCTCAGGATTTGCTACATTAGATAACATTGATCAAACTGGAGACGTTGTTACATCAGATGCAAGCATGAAAGCTTTTGAAAGTTTCCGTGGTAATATACGTGAAATGCATACACCGCTTGCAGTTGGTAAGATGCTTTCGTTTAGACCAGAAACATATTATGATCCAATTACAAAAGGTTTTTTTAATGGAATCTATGTAGACGTATATGTATCAAAAGGTGCAAATGATACATGGGAAAAATGTTTAGACGGAACACTAACAGGATTTTCAATCGGCGGAAAAATTACAGAGTCAGATAATGAAGTTAATAAAGCAACTGGACAACCAGTAAGATTTATTAAGGGCTATGACTTAATGGAACTATCAATAGTAGATTCACCAGCAAATGAATTATGTAATGTTCTTTCAATATCTAAGATGAATGGTCAGCTAGTATTTAAAGGCATGGCAGCAGAAGTAGTAACAGAAAATATTTTTTATTGTGAAGAGAGTGACTCTGTGTTTATGTCAACAGAAAAAACTTTTGATTCACCAGTATCTGGAAAGCCAGCAACATTAATTGGCTGGGTAGAAAGTAACGATGTAAACAAAGCTAAAGAAATAGAAAAGATTCTTGCTTCATTTAAGAAGTCAAGATTACCGTTGCCTGATTCACAAAAAATTGCAAAACAGGCAAACGTAGAAGGAG